TAGTCGAGCTTGCTTGTGCTGTTAATAGAGTGTTGAGAATTTAGCCGCCTATTTCAGCGCAAAACTATTCGACTCCGATCGCTGCTACCTGTTTTAGTTGCCCGATTAAAGTAGAGGTTGCTGCCTCGTCCTCTTCTAACTTAACTACCTGCTCAACATCGCCAATAGCTCCTGCGGCGGTTTTAAGTTGGCTTAAGTTGACTATTTTGTTTTCAAGGATGCGTATCAGATCAAACAGAGTCATCAGATCACCATCATTCGTAACATTACTGTTGAAGTGTTAAGGATCATGTAGATGTAGGTAATCTGCGTAGCTCCGTCTGTGTACAAGGCGTCAAAGCAAGTATCGCCGGCTACTGCCGCTCCTTGCGTGTAGGTCATAGTCCCAAACCCATCCTGCTCTCGTTTCGGAATACTAAATCTGAACCAACGGCCTGTGGCATCTTTTTGGGAGTATATATAATCACCTGAATAAACGTGCTTTGTTCCGGTAGTAAACGTTTCCGTGCCCGGCGTATAGGTTGAAAGATTTTCCCATGTGTTTGCTGCAATGTCGTACCTGTCTAATCCAGCGCCAGCGGCGCCGCGGAACGAATATATATATTTTCCGTTGAGTATGGCGTTCTCGTTGGTCCATTCGGACGCCGAAACCTCCCATATCCATTGACCGGACATTCCAGCACCCGGAGCCGCCGCTCGCGCTGCGGTTGGCGTCAGCGTTGACCACGTGTTTGACGTTATCGAATAACGATACAAGGTTACGGCGTTACTACCGATATAATATAGGTAATCATCGTTCCCTTCGATCGAATAAGTTGAGCTTGTATCTGGATTCGTTCCCCAGTTGGTCGAGACTGTGATTGCCGTGCCTGTATTACTGGCAATGGTGCGGATTTGCCCGGCTCCCGTGCCTCCTGTGATTCGTATTTGGTAATTTGCCCATTGATTTGTTGACCAACTTTTTGCCGTGTTGCTAATCGTGTTAGCGGTCCCACCCGTTGCCGTGCCGGTTGCAAACGATACGTAGTTACTGCCAAGCCATGACGGCGTCGAAATTAACTTGCTGTCTGTGCCGATCGTAGCGGGTAAGCCCGTCTGTGTCAGCGCTGTCCACGTGTTTGTCGCGTAATCGTATTTCTTAAAGATGTTCGCTGCTAACGTACCTGCGCCGAGCACGTACCAAACGGGAGTGCACAATCTATACACCGTCGACGCGGAAAATGCCGACGCTGAGGCTGCCGTGAACGTAATTACAGCGTTTGCGCCTATAGTGTTTGACGCTATCACCTTCGTTTCGCCCGCGTTGGGGCCAGCAAGGATCTGAACTGAGTACCCACGCAAATCGACTGCTAGGGTTTGATTAGTGGTAATTGAGCTAGTTGTTCCTGCTGTTGCTGTAAGTGAGGCGGTTGCAACGCTTGTGCCTGTGCTCCATGCCCCGGCCACGCCTGTTGCGCCGACGCCAAAAGTACCTGCCAAAGCCGGAGAAGCAACTTGCACAAACCCGTCTTCTTCGGGCAAATAAAGATATGCAGCAGTCGCCGACTGAACGTATAACTGCCTCTGCTTAAAGTGCCTAGACGAAGAAACAAAGACGCCTGCGGCCGTTGCTACTGGGGCAGGAGTGCAAAACTCCCATCGTTTTAAGTCAAGAATTTTTCTATTGCCGTTAGTCGTTGCCATAATTCCCCTAGGTCACACTTATGTTTCGTCTTAAAGCGTCTGCCGCCAATCGTAACAAAGCTGGTATTTGCTCGAACGCTGGATTGCCTCCGAGTTGCGTTTGATTCGTTAATGTTGAGCAAGTCGTTACAGTCGTGACCGTGCTTACAGTAGTAACGGTGGGTAACGTTCCGGCCTCAATGTTGACCCTCAACCTGTTAGCACTATCGGGTAACGCTTGGCCGACGGTTCTATTAAGCGACTGCACCCCCATGCGCACCGCTTCCAGCGCTTCGACAATTTCGCCCTGTGGCAGTGTTGGTATAGGATCAGTCGATGTTGCTGGTAAATTTGAATCAACATAAACTCTGACTGGTATTGGCCCGGCCTCGGAGTTGGTAATTATTGACGGCAACGGATTATTCGCCGACACCATGCCATCATCGATGCCGTCATCGCCAAGGGTAATTTTTACCTTTTGATGCTGTACTCCTGCGACATCGTCTGTTGCTATTATTTCCCCAGTCCCGGGGGTATAGCCCACGTTATCCGCCATATTTTGCCCTTATAAGGTAAATATCCCATTTGCTGCCCATTGAATGACCACATTACCGCCGTTAGGCGTAACGGGTAGTCCGGCTGAAACGGTGTCAATGTAGGCAATCAAACTGCTGGTGCCTGCTGATCCGGTGTCTTTATACAGTACAAGCGCCTCGATGCTGTTGCCGGTGACTGCCGAAAACGTCACGTCAGCCGCATCGAAAACGCCGCTCGTTACGCTTTTGCTTGATAACGTTTGAGGTGTTCCAACCACTGCCGAACTTACGGCGGTGTAGAACTCATCGGCCGAGTTGTACGAATAAATTCCGGTGTCAATTAGCGCAACGTTGATCGTATCATCGATCAGATCAACCGCATCCGCGCTTGTAGGTCCGAGCGTGCCAGGGTTAAGGATCTTTTGCTTGTATTTTGGATATAAAGCGTTTGCCATTCCTTATATCCCCCCGATTGGCTCGTACCCTACAACATCGCCGTTTGCGTCTCGAATCACTCTGTACCCGTCGCCTCCCTCGATCTCGTAGCCTGCAACGTTTCCAAGCTCATCGCGGCTTACCTTAATTTTTTTCTTGCTTTTGGGTGGTGGAGGCGCCGCCGCTGCCTTGGCCTGAGCCATTGCAACAAAGGCCGCCTGCTGCCCCTCGGCCTGTTTATTTGCTACCTCGACCGCTTTTAACAATTTATCAAGCTCATATTCCTGTTGTAATCGCGCCTCTGTCGCCCACCGCTCTTGGATTTCCATCTGCGTGCGTGCCTCCTCCATCTGCACGCGGTACTCCTCGAGGCGCTGCGCTGCTGATTTAAGCTCGGCATCGATCATTGCAAGCCGCTCGGTTGCGGCCGCTTCGTACGCCGCTCTATTGCGGTCATCATTGAGCTTGGCAACCTCGATCTCTAGCTCCTGCGAACGTTGCGCAAGCTCGGTTTGTGCGACGGTGATTTCGTTGCGAACCTGTTCAAACTCAAGCTGTCGTTTGGCGAGATTGTCGCTTGTCTGCGCCTCTAGCCGCATCTGATCGAGCTGTGATTTGATGTTGTTTACCTGCTGCTCGAGCTGCACTCGAGCGGTTTCGATGCGCTCATTAGAGAGTATTTGGTATTCTTTGAGCTTCAACTCACTTTCCTTTACCTGCTTTTCGAACTCAAACCGCATCAGATCAGGATTTGGCGCCGGCTCTTGATCGGCTGCGGCCTGCATCTGTTGGATCACCTGGTCGATAGCCTGGCTGATTTCTTGCTGAAACATCTTGCCCTGCCTGAAGCCCTGCACCATGAATTTAAGCGCGTGTAGCTCGATAGCAACCAGGGCAGGGGAAGAGGTCGCGATCCCGGCAACTTTCTCGATGGCGCCGGTGAGCGTGTTCACAAGCTCAACCCGCATTTGTTTGTCGTACTGTTCATTGAGCGCAATAGTAGAATCGGTTTCTAGCTCAATGCGGAAACGTTTGCGGTCGTCTTTTAGGAGCTCAAGAGCGGCTTTGAAATTCTGTTGGTGAACCTGGGGCGCTGTTGCCGGTAGCATGTAGCGCTCAAGGGATTCATCCTTGAAGTTTTTGAGCGCCATTTCACAAAGGAGCTCGTAGCAATTACGCACAAACTCCTGCATTTTTCGCTGCGGCTCGGCGTGTTGATTGAGCGCGTATTTCTCAAGCATTTGGCGCTCACCAAACGTGCGCTGCGTGCCGTCAGAGATAAGCCCTTGGAGGAGGTCCGAGACGCCTGTGAGGCGGTAAAGCGTGTTTAATCGCTGCTCGAGCGCTTGGTATACTTGCGCCAAGGCGGCGACCATTTTCTCGACCGGAATGTACTGCACAACTGAATCGAGGCTGCCGCCGTTACTCACAAGCGATTGCGCGAGGTTTGGCACCCCGAACGCGTCGCCTTCGGTGGCCTCGGCAAGCGCCTCTTGAAGCCCTTCAACGTTGTTATCAAACAACACCCGCGCGCGGATCGCTTTGGTGAGCGCCATCATGCGGCTGAATATCGTGTGGATGTCCTCGATGAGCTCTACAAGCTGATAAAACTCTGGAACCGGCCAGAACTCATCCGTCGATTGGTTCGACAGGATAGGGTCAGGCACGGGAAAAAAGCGCTCGAGGTCATACAAGCCGTTGGGCTGCTCGCCTTCGCTGTACTCCTCGGGCACCTGCATCGCTTTCGGGGTGATGAACTCACTGCCAAGCTCGGGCACCCATAAAACCTTTTTCTCGTACTTATCCCAATACTCAAACACCTTGATCGTTTGGCGCTTTGGGCTTGCCTCGTCGATGCCCTCTTTTGGGTCGTCAGATTTCGGGATCGCCGCGTACGCTCGAGCACCGAAAACGGCTTTGAATTGTGCGACCGAGTAATGGAGCTCGAACGCCATCCGCTCACAGCGGTTAAAACGCTTAATGTCGGGATCGATGTAGACCTCTTTGTACAGGGCTTGGTCAAGGCACACGCGCTCGTTCTCTACGTCGATCACCTCATCGGTTTCGAGAAAATATCCCTCGTCGTCCTGCCCGATGTCGTCACTCTGAACCACGTTCCCGGCACCGTCGATGAAAACCACATCCCCCGTTGCCTCATCCTGCTGTGGAAAGATGCGTTCCTTTACCTTCTGCTTTACCTCGTCACGCTCATAGTACGCACGAAGTATGCCAAAATTGGTCACTAGAAAATCGTCGCGAGCCGTGCACAACGCATCGAAAAACGGGAACGATTTGGCGAGGTTTACGGCTAGGCGTTCTTTGAAGAATGCTGCCGAGGCGCCGATATTGTCGGTGCCGTCCTGGGTACTATCCTTACAGATAGGGATACCAACGCGCGACAGAAGGAGGGGTTGCCTTATTTTGAAAAT